ATCGTATCCGTCTCGTATAGCTTCATTATGCTCTTCAAGAATTACCTTTACCGAATGATCTAACCTAGCTTCTGTCTTATATTCTTCAAAATAGTATTCTTTCAAATACTCATACGTTGGGAAGAAGACATTTTCATCTTTCTGAGAAACAGAAAATTCAGTGGCCATGTCATCCAGCAGGGCTTGGCGCAACTCATTAAATTTCTTTTCATCTAGGTGGAAAAAGCTTTCAGTTAAAGCACTCATGCAAGTGGAAACCATTTGTTCATACGTAGTTATAGAATTGGAAGGAATGTACCATTCCAACATCTTATAAATACTATCAATATCAATGGGTGCCACTGGTTTCCCTGTACCTGGGTGTATGTTAAACTTCCTTTTCAAAAATGAACATTCATTCCACGTTAAGAAGGGGTCCAAAGAACCATCTTTTTTCGCAGAGGTGTATTCCATTCCCAAGACGTCTGTAGCATACTGCGCAATCAAAAGGTTGTTGATATGTTCTTTCACCTCATCTTTTACAGCTGCTAACGCATCATCGCCATAAACTATTAACAGCACAAACAGGAAAAAATTCAAATGTTTCAACTTAGGATGCGAATACCAATAGTACAGGAAAATAAATACGTTCCTAATGCAATTGTCCTCAGCTGTAGCATAAGCCCCTGAACATTTCAAACCAGGAATGCACACAATGTCTGACAAGAAAAAGACGAATGGCCATATGTTTTCCGCTAACAAACCTTCAACAACATTTAAAGCGTCTTCATTGTAGCCCAAAGCCTTGCACAGTTCATAAATAAGAGTGTTAGTCATGACTGCAATATCTATTGGCATGGAAGTATCAAAACCTCCCCAATCACCTTCAAGAATACTTTTGGCAAATGCTTTCAAACGTTCAAAGATTTTGTGTCCGTCACGGTGCATATTAACACCCAAAGCACAACAAAACAACTCACAAAATTGTACCATCAACGTGTAAATTGGTCCAAGATACATTCGTGATATTATCAACGCCGGTAGAGGTGAAATGTAAAAAACGCGTGTTTTGCACTTCTTAACTTTTTCAGCTGCACGCGGCTCATCCTTAAGAGCTGCCTCATAGCAAAATTGTACTGCTTCTTTTCGTTCTAACGCTCCTATTACCTCTTGAATCAATTCAATTAGTTCTGGAGTGGGTATTCTAGTAACACCGTCC